CGGCGGCCGGATCGTTCGCCGCATCGCTGCTCTGCGCGCTGCCGGTCTTGGTGACACGGCGCGGGTCGCTGTCGAGCACCAGCCCCAGCGCGTCGAGCTTGGCATTGGTCGCTGCGATCTCGGCGAGCACGGCGTCGGGGTTGCGGCCCTGTTTCGCGATCACCTCGGCCAACGTCATTGTGCCGGAGCGGATCGACAGCAGGTTCGCCATCGCGTCCTTCTGCGGATCCACTGCCTCGAACTTCGGCGGCGACCATTCGACCGGTACGTTCGGTGTCGGGATCTGCCCTGCCGCCCACGCCGCCTCGGTGAACCAGCGCCACACCGTCGCACAGAACATCGGGATGAAGAGTTGCCACTGGACGGCATCGATCATGCGGCGGAACTCGACCAGCCCCGCCCGGATCGAGGAATAGTTGACCTGGCTGAGATCGCCGGTCAGCAGCTCGTAGGGCACCCGGAACCCGGCCGAGATCGTGTGCAGGCTGGCGCGCTTGTATTCGCCGTAACCGCCCGTGGCCGAAGGCTGGTTGAAGCGGATGTCCTTGCCGCCGCGCGCGTAGGCGATCAGCCCCGGCTCGAACTGCTCGACCCTGTTGCCGTCGGCGTCGACCACCGACGGCGCGATGCCCTGCTGGGCCTCGTCGTCGCCAAAGACGATGGCGGTGACGCAGGCCTCGGTCTTCTTGCGGACCAGTTCCGCCACCTCGTAATCGTCGAGATCGCGCAAGCTGCGGATCACCGGCGCGCCCCAGGGAACGCCGCGCGCCTGCGTGCGCTGCTTCTCGTAGACATGGGCGATCTCGGTCGCCGGGACCGGGCGGCTCTGCAGCCCGTTCTGCAAGGCGCCGTAGGCGTCGCCCGGATGCTCGGCATGGAGCCAATATGCCCGGCGCTTGCCGACTGGGTCGAACTCGATCCCCTGCACGAGGCGGCCCGCGCCAATGGCGCCGGATTTGGTGGCGTCGAGGAAGTCGGCCTCCAGCACCTGCAATTGCAGCGGCACCGGCAGGCCGTCCGAGGATCGCCGCAGGCGGCGGCGGACCAGGACCTCGCCCGCCTCGACCATCTCGCGGCAGATCAGCGTCTGCAGCCCGTAAAAGTCGAGCTGGCCGTCGGCATCGCACTCCGCCGTCCAGCGTTCAAACAGCGCGTCGACCTTGCGGTCGAGCTTGTCGTCGCCGCTGGCGGCGCGCGGCATGATGCCCGCGCCGATGATGTTGTTGACCAGCACCGCCACGGCCTTGGCCGCATGCGGGTTGTTGCGCACCAGATCCCGCATCCGATCGCGCAGGAGCGCCCCGGCGACGCCGATCTCGGTGTCGGCCGAGGATCCCGGCGCGCGCCAGCCCTCCGTGCGCCGCCCGCGCGCGGCCCCGTCATAGCCCCGCGTCAGGGTCTCGAAGGCCTGACGCGCCATGACGCGGCGCGCGGCCATGCGCGGCGCCACCGTGGCGATGGCGTGATCGAACCAGGTCGCCGACATCAGCGATCCCCGCGCGAGAAGCCCGCAAGCCCCGCGACTGGCAGCGGCCGTGTGATCCCCGCGATGGCGCGCTCGATGGTGCGGATGCGGGCCAGCAGGTCCTCGGCCGAGCCGTAGTCCACTGACTTGCCGTCATAGCTGACCCGGGTCGTGCCGCTGGCATAGGCGCGGCGCAGCGCCGAGAGCTCGGTTTCCGTCCAGTCGGTCATGTTCAAAACCATCCTCCGCGCCGCCCGAGCCAGTCGGAGCGGCGCTTGCCCTGCGGGGCCTGTCCCGGCCGGTTGATCTGCCCGGCAGGATCGGTGTCGGTGGGGGCCGCCCCGAGCTGATCCTCGAGGTCGCGCCATTTCTCGTCGGGCCAGCGGTCCGCGCCCGCGATCCAGGCGGCGGCGCGGGCATAGACCCGGCAGTCCAGCGCCTCGTTGCGCTCGCGCAGCTTCTGCCATTCCAGCCGGGCAAAGCCGCGCTTGGTGCGCACCGTCACCAGCTGCTCGGCAACGAACTGCTTCAGCCATTCGTTCTCGACCCAATGCGGCAGGTGCACCGAGCCGGGCGGAAACGCGGCTCCGTCGACCGTGTCCTCGTCTGTTGGCCGCGCCAGCCGCAGGAAGCGGTAGGTCTCGGCCTTGAAGGTCGACACCGCCACGGTCCAGAGCCGCGCCCCGCGCCGCAGGCGTTTGCCGCCCTCGGTCGCATCGACGAATGTCGGCCCCGACACCGGGCTCGAGCGGTTGAACCCCTCGACGCCCTTCACCGGCGACACCTGCGCGAACCCCTGCGCCCGTGACCAGGAATAGACCGCCGGGGCCTCGTAGCCGGTGTCGATGGCGAGCCGCGCGATCCTGAGATGTGCGCCACGCTCGTGCGGCCACGACCGGTCGAGCAGCGCGGTCAGTTCCGACCACGCGTCGTGCCGGTCCGGTCCGCCCTCGATCACGACGTGATCGACGAGCCAGCTTTCCAGTCCGCGACCCCAGGCCCAGACATCGACCTCGATCCGGTCCTTCTGGACGTCGGCGCCTGCGGTCAGGAACAGCCCGCCCGCAGGCACCGTGCCGGATGTCCAGCGCTCGCGCCGGTCGTAGAGCCGCTGCCAGTCGGGCGCTTCTCCGGTTTCGACCCAGGTCTCGCCGAGGATCGTGTTGCGGAATGCCTTGATCGCCTCGTCCGACCCCTGTGCCGCGTCCCATGCCCGCACGATCCGCTCCCAGCTCAGCCAGCCGATCGGCGAATAGAGCGCCGAGAGGTGATACCCGACCGTGGTCGGGTCAGCGGCGACGGCCGTCGCCCGCCATTCGCCGCCTTCCAGCATCGCCGTCTTGTGGTGTTCCGCGATTGCCGCGTCGCAGCCCTCGCAGTGATATTCCGCCGTCTCCGGCCGGCCCTTCTGCCAGCGCAGCCGGTCGAACTTCAGCCACTGCATCGCGCCGCAATGCGGGCACGGCACGAAATACCGGCGCTGGTCGGAGGCCTCGTATTCGCGCTCGATGCGCGACAGCCCCCGGATGGTGGGCGTCGAGACGAGGAAGACCTTGCGCCGGTGGGCGAAGGTCAGCGAGCGCGCCTCCGCCAGCGTGACCGGATCGCCTTCCTCGTCGGCCGAAGCTGGATAGGCGTCGACCTCGTCGAGGAAGATGTACCGCGCCGGGGTGGACCGCAGCCCGACCGCCGAGTTGGCCCCGGTCATGATCAGGATGCCGCCCGCGAACTCCTTGGACAGCATCGTGTTGCCCGCATCGCGCGACCGGGCGGGTTTGACCCGCTCCCGCAACTCGGGGCTCTCGTCGATCAGCGGGTCGATCCGCTGGCGCGAGTTGCGCTTGGCCAGCTCGACCGTGGGCTGGACCGCCAGCATCGGCCCCGGCGCCTGGTGGATGGCGAACCCGATCCAGTTGTTGCCCGCCTCCGTCGCGCCGACCTGCGCGGCCTTCATGAATACGACCCGCTGGGTGGGATCGCCGGGCGACAGCCGGTCCATGATCTCGCGCATGTAGGGCGTGCGCACCGTGCGGTATCGCCCGGGTTCGGCCGAGGCGCGGCCCGAAAGCATCCGGTGCCTGTCCGCCCATTCCGACACGGTCAGGTCGGGGTCTGGCCGCAGCCCGTTGCCCCAGGCGCGCAGGATCTCGCCCGCGCCGTCGAAGTCCGTCAGGCCATCATCATCACCGGAAGTCGGGCCGGACCTCGGCGAGTTCGTCGAGGTGGGCGCGTACATGTTTCTCCAGCACCTTCTGCATCGCGGCTGGCTCCACGGTGATCTGCTGGCCCGTCGCGTCGCTGCACGAGGCCGAGAGCTCGGCCGCCATCAGCGCCGCCGCGCGTGCAGGCCAGTTCACCCACGCGTCCCGTTCCTCCCGCGCCAGGCGGAACACCAGCGCCAGCGCGCGGGCGCGCTCGATCAACTCCCCCTTCAGCTTCTGGAGCCGGATGCGCCGCTCCTGCGCCTTCAGCACCTCGTTCGCGGTCTTCGCCTGCAGAAAGGTGGTGCCGCCGCCGACGGCGGGCACGGCCAGACCCTGTTCGCGCAGCGTGTCGCCGACGGCTGTCACTGCCGCCTCGGGAACAGGCTTCAGCGTCGGCCCTGGTGCCTTCCTCGTCTTCGACGGGTCCGTCGTCTCGGCCCGTCTGGCGTCGCTGGCGGCCGCGTTGATGCTGCCGTCCGGATAGAGGACCAGCCGCTCGGCCGTCTTCGCCTTCTGGATCGCGCCCCGCGACAGCCCGACATGGGCGGCGTACTGGCGCTCGCTCATGCCCTGCATCGACGGCTCCGATTATCATTCGAAATCATGTGCTTATCGAGTTGATAAGCGGCGCCACCGGAGCGAACGTCACTCCGACGAAGCGATGCAACTCGACCCAAGGAGCCACCCCGATGACCCGCCGCGCACAGGACAACACGAAAGCCCTCGACGCCTTCATCGCCGCCAAGACCGAGATCGACGCGATGCTGGAGCGGCTCGCCGCCCTCAGCTCGGAGCATTTCGAGACCAGCCCCGACGAGATCAACTGGGGCCATGTCGGCACCCTGAACCACTACCGCGCCAAGCTGCGCGAGATCACCGACATGGCCTTCAGCGAAGGCGAACACGCCGAGTGAGACGACCCGGTCCCGGTCCCGCCCGCCGACTGGCGGGCTCGGCCTCGTAGAAGGGCCCGCATCCCG